ATAGTAATTTCTTTCACTATGTAATGAGCTGTGGTTTAGGTACTTCTACTACACCAGCACCTGTATGCTGATTATAAGAGTTTTTAATATCAGTTACAGGTTCAACTTCTGCTATGATACTTGATGACTTAATGTCAACCTCTGAACAATCACCATATGGTATATAAGGTGATAACATTAATTTTACAGGTTTACCTGGTGCCTCTTGCATAGGTACTACTGTAAAGGGTGTTTTAACTTTTGTTATTTCTGGTGATTTTGCGATAACTTCTGTTACGATATCCTCACCTGTGGATAGTCTTAATATTTTCACATTTGCCATAATTTTACCTCAGTTTGTATTATAATAAATTTTTTAGTCTTTGTCAATGGTGTAAGGTGTTGTAACTACAAATTTTCTAGCTGGATTTACAACAACATTCATTTCTTTCATAATTCTTCTTGTTAATAAAACCTCTGTACCCATATCTCGCCTATCATCAATGCCAAAAGGCTCATCTTTATAAGTTTTACCGGCGAATGTTACATCTAATTTTATAACTGGTCTTTCTTCTGAATAATCTCTTATAGAACCTATTTTAACTTCGTATGTTCTTTCTAAAGGATATGTTACTTTTTTACCCATTAAAGTAAATGATACTTTGCCATTCTTAACATTTATATCTTCACCATGAATAACTGATAATACAGAATTACCTGTATCAAATTTTGCAACCATATCACCATATGGTTTTATTGTTACAACTTCTCTATGACCACATTGAGAAGGTGCATGAACCCAATTTTTTCTATCTGAAAAATGCTCTAAAATTTCTTTACTAATATTTCTACCTGTCGCCTCTTCCATACCCTCTGTGCCAGGTGATGAGTTTACCTCAATCATAAATGGCGGTTCTGTTTTTCTATTTTTTGAAGGTATAAAATCAACTGCCGTCCATAAACCATCAACTGCTTTGGCAGCTTTTAAAGTTTCTGATATTTCTAATTCTGTTAATTTTAAAGTTTCTGGTTTTGAACCTTGTGATACATTACTTCTAAAATCACCTTTGATAACTGGTCGTTTCATTACAGATAATATTTTACCACCTAATACTAATGCTCTAACATCAAAATCTGTTTTTACATACTCTTGAACTAAAAGGTCGGCGTCTTCATCTTGTTTGTTTACTAATTGAACAATAGAATCTAAACCTATTTCTGATTCTACAAATAAAACACCTACACCTTTTGAGCCTCTAAGTGTTTTTAGTATAATAGGAAATTGAGTTTCTAGTTTTTCAAAAGATTTCATAACATTATCTTTATCATGAACTAGAGATTGTTTTGGTTGTTTTAAACCGAACTCAGCTAATTTAAGTGCTGTTCTAAATTTGTCTGTACAAATTTCTATACAATCCCTACTATTAATACAACACACTTGATGTTTTTCAAATAGAGATACCATATCCATCCAACTGTCTTTTCTAACAACTGAACCTCTAAAGATTGCTATCGTATCTTTATTTACAATAAAACCTTTTTCATCTTTTTGATTATGAACTCTACGAATACCTTTTTCAAATGATGTATAACCACCTGTAAGTTTGTAAAGGTAATAATCCCAACCTAACTTTTTAGCTTCTTCTTGTAATCTGTCTGCTGTATGAAAGGTCTTGGCCTGTTCAGGTTCATCCGTGATAATGACCAATCTAGGTTTATCATGTTTTTCTTCTGTTAAGTATTCTTTAAAATTAGGTACTTTCATCTTCCGCTTTTTTGCCTATGTTATATTTAGCAGATAGATTCCATTCGTTTTTTTCTTTGAAAGGTAATACTTTAATTTGACTTAATGGTGCCTTGTTTTCAGCACTTTCTTTCTTGACAATATCTATCAAAGACCAATCTTGTAATAGAATCGCTATTGTGTTTCTTCTTTGTATATCATTTTCAGATAGTGTTGCATTTTTACCATCAAGAGCAAATAACTCTTTAAAGTGTACAATAAAATATTTTCCTTGTTTGTGTAAGATATGACAAGATTGATATAGTGTTTTATCTTTACGACTTGCTACACCTATTCTTGTTAGTGTTTCTCTTATTTTTAAGAAATCATCTGGTTGTTTTATGGTAACTTCTAACATACTATCTGGAGTCCATGTTATATCATTCATTTCCTTTTTCTCCCACCTTTGTCAATAGATAACTTGATTAATTCAATTTGCTCTTTGGATAGTATGGATAAAGCCTCTCTTGCTTTGTCATTGTTGTAGCCATAATATTCTTTCACATACTCTAAGTCTTTCAATTTAGTCTGTGATAGCCACTTACCACCAAATCGCTGTCTTTTCCTTATACTATTTATGTAAAAGTGAAATTGAACTTTCTTATCAAGGAAATGATAGCCATTCATTTCGTTTGCCTGTGCTATTGTATCATAATGCATAGACAAACATTTATTGATTACATAAGGTGGGTATTTCTTTACCCAATCAGTATCATCTGTATCAAGTAAAGGTTCCTTTGTAAAATTTATTGCTTTTAAATAATCTTTTAATTCGTACATAATCTAATCTTTTAACACACTTTCTAACCAGTCAGCAGCTTTTCTCATTTTTTCTGGACTATCTTTAAAGTTTCCCATACCTGTATTACATATATGGCATACATAACCTAAAAATTTTCCTGTTTCGTGGTCGTGGTGTAATCGCCAACTATTAAAAACTTTTGTTGATGGATTTTTATCTTTTAAATCCTTTAATGTGTTACCACAACACGGACACTTTTCTGTAATTGGTGGTGCTGGGTGTTGTTTTCTAAGTTCTTCTATAAGTTTTCTAGCTTTATTTACACAAGTTTTACAGGTTCTTTTTACCTCTGAATCTTCATTACCACTTTCATACTTCATTTGACTGTATTCAGATATGGGTTTTTCTTCACCACACTTAATACATTTTATTAAAGTAACATCTACTGAATAACCTGGCAACGCTGTCATTTAAATTTACACCCTGCCATTATCTCAGTTAAACAAGCGACCATATTGATTTCTTGGTCAGCAACAAAAGCTGACTTGTATTGATATCCTGCAATAATTAATATCGCTTGTGGTATTGAGTTTGGCGTGAGTGCTGTATAAAGAACTTCATAAACACTACGAAATATAGATGATGGTTCTTTATCTAAGTTTTGTACGACCCATTTTCTCATATCATTAAATCTTTTTTCTTTCAGACAAGCAATCAACTCTTTATGACTTACTTCTGAAATACTAAAAAGAATACCACTATCAATTTTACCACGAACTGAATATCGTTGTAATTCATTGATGGTTCTTCTGAAATCTGGATAATGTTTTTGTATTAATTCTGCTAGTATCTTTTTATCATAATCAACCTTTTCAGTTTCTAATACTTTGCATAATCTATTTAATAGTGCTGTAGCAGTCTTTACTCTTTGACCATTTACAATTCTAAAATCAATAACAGTACAACGACTATGTAATGCTGGTATCAATTTGTTTTTGTAATTACAAGTAAATATAAATCTACAATTATTAGCAAAAGTTTCTATAAAGTTTCTCAAAGCAGGTTGTACAGATTCGGCGTTCATATAATCTGCTTCATCTAGAATAACTACTTTGTGTTTACTTTCTGTTGATAATGATACTGTTGAAGCAAAATTTTTAATCTTGTTTCTTAGTGTATCTATTTGACGGCCTTCATCTGAGCCGTTGATGATAATATAATCAGTACCTAATTCTTCACACAAGGCACGAGCAACCGTGGTCTTTCCTGTACCAGCGGTGCCCGATAATAACAAGTTTGGTATTTCGCCTTGTTTTAAAAACTCAGTAAAAGTCTTTTTTAGGTCTTCTGATAAAATACATTCTTTAATTTTTTTAGGTCGGTATTTCTCAACCCATAAAAAGTCTGACATAATATAAACCTCAATTTATTCATTAAAATGTTGAATCTGGTTCTAATGCAATCCAATATTGAACTGGTCTAGAACGATTGGTAAAATGACTAATTTTTTGTGATGATATTGCAACATCATAATCATCTGTTACCAATTTAAAGTTTTCTGCTTTGTAATGAGCTTCAAACTTTTTATCTGATTCTCCAACATCTACTGAATAAGTATTTGAAGTATTATTTTTTCTGTCGGATGCCCTTAGTGTAATATTTTTACCATCACCAACTACCGATACATCTGGTAGATTTAATGTGGTAACACCTTTCATAAGTTTTTCAAACATTTCTTTTTTCAATGTAAAAGAAACAAATGATTCAGGCATTGTTATTGATTTTGATGGTGCTGTAATTACAGATTTATCAGCAAAAAAGTATTTAATTTTTTGCCTTGAATTTTCATCTGCTATCATAACATTAGAACCACCATTAAATTCTAATTTAGGTTTTGCAAACAAATCAATTGACCTTAGAAATTCAGGTAAATCGTATATTGCAAACTCTTGGTCAAAACTTTCAGATATATCTGCCTCTGCCAAGATGTTCTTCATTGTTGATATCGTAGAAAGTTTATTACCTTCTTTTACTAAAATATTAGGGTTGATATCAGCAAAATTTTTTAATAAGTTAATTGTATCACTTGATAACTTCATTATATATTTAACCTCACTTGTTCATTATATGGAGCGGGGGGACAGAATCGCACTATCACCTTTTTACTGGAAGTAAAATGTTCTACTATTAAACTACCCTCGCAATTATGTATTATACAGAAACCATCCTATAAGTCAAGTCTAGGACGACTTCAAATAATTTATAGCCTCATTGAGTATTTTAGTATCATCTTTGAACTTTGATAATGCTGTGTTGCAATTATCACATAGATACCCTCTAAACTCACCTGTTTTATGGTCGTGGTCTAAACACCACTTAACTCTATAACCTTTTTCTATCATACCTTTTTCAGTAATACCACAAATAGGACACTTGTGATTTTTAGGAACTTTATGAACTTTTTTTAACTCTCTAGTAATCTTACTGTGTTTCTTATCACATACTTTACAAGTACCTCTAAGATATTGACCACCACTAGCGACACCAAAATATTGTTTTGTTTTAGGGTAAACTGTTCCACATTCTGAACATTTTTTTGTTTCAGTTAATTCTTCTGTGCCGAAAACTGTTTGAACTGTTTGAGTTTTTAAAACCATAAGATAGGAGTATATCAGCCTGGACATGAAAAGTCAAGTCCAGGCGATATTTTTTCCTTACTTGATTTTGATAACTTTTGGTTTTTTCTCCTCAGGTACCACTCTTTCAAGCTCTACCTTCAAAAGACCATTTTTTAATGAAGCGTCTTTTACAACTACATCATCAGCAAGAGTAAAACTTCTATTAAAAGCTCTCATTGCAATGCCTTTATGAACTAGACCATCATTCGGGTCTTTTTCAGCCATTAAGTCTGCTGATTTAATTGTTAAAGTCTTTTCTTCAACAATAACCTCAATCATGTCTTTTGAATAACCAGCCAATGCAACTTCAACAACATGAGTATAATCTCCTGTTTTTCTGATGTTGTATGGTGGGTAGTTAGGTACTTGATGTTCTAATAATGATTCAAAATGTTTGAATACATCATCATAACCAATAGTATATGGGTGTAACGAATTAAATATCGTCATATTTTCCTCCTTTTATTAAGCAAGTTTTGTTTTAGAAGCCCCTTTATGGCGACCTCTAAAACTATTTATAAGTTTTAATACTCTATTATAAGGGAAATTTTTATAAATGTCAATGGTGAGAAGTACACCAAATACTATAAAAAATAAGGGGGTTGTGTTGAGGGTCTTATCAATAATACCAAAGTCTGATAATATTGCAAGTGTCATAACAAATGGTACATATGATAGACCTAAGAGTGCAAATATTCTTAAAATGAACTTTAAAATTTTCACTTAATTATTTATTGATAGTATTCTTAATATTGTGTTAAGCTTTTATGAAGTTTTATCTTCTCATTTTTGCTATATCTTTAGCGTGTTCTTCATCAAAGATAGGCACAAGATTTGATTTGTGTAATATGCCGATACCTATAAGTTTTCTTTCGCCATCATAAACTTTAGGTTCTTTTCTAGCACAAGCATTTTTATCTGGTGTTGTGTTGAGAGATGGTATCTTTTTAGATACTGTATCAGTTTTGACACCTTGATATGTGCCTGTATTTTTAGGTTTGTATTTTACTTTACCAAATTGTCTATTGATAAAATCATCTAATGACATCATATCTTGGCGATTATTTGTCTGCTTACATTTCTTATTATAAAGTCTATGCTCTTCTTTTAATTCAAGCATTCTTTTTTTAGTAATTTTTACTTTTGGTTTTTTTAGATTGAGGCTAGTCATACCTCTAACTAAATGCATACCTTTAGGCATTATCTTTACCCTCGTATCTGTAAAATTCACCATTAGGCATTCTATAATGACCTTGACTTAAATATTGTAAAGCCCAAGGTGCATAATATTTTTTGCCATCTATAATATAGATACCTAATTTTCTTAGATATTCTTCGCCAAATATTTTTTCAATCATATTCCTAGAAACTCCTCACCTTCTTTAGGTTTTAAAGCCTTAGCTTTTTCTAACTCTGCTCGTTCAACAACTTGTTTGAACTCAGCTTTTAAATTTTCTATATCATCATTCATCAACCTTACATCTTCATGAAGTCTAAGAAAAAGTGTACCAAAATAGGCTATAAAACCTATATTGATTAATATAAGTGTACTTAATAACATAACTTACCTCTTTGTTTTGTTTAATTCATCTAATTCTTTTTTAGCATTCTTCCAGATATCTGGTGTAAAATTTTCATGAAAAGAATGATAATATGGGTTCTTTTTTTTCTTTTCTTTTTTCAATTCTGTTTTTTTCTTACGAACCATAATATTCTTCCTCTTGTAGTAAGAGCTCTTGAGCATGATACTCAGCTTCACCATATTTTAAATTATGTTCATATAAATCTTGATGGTGGTCTTTACTTGCTTGAGGATAACTGCCACCATATAATTCGTTTTCCTCTTTTGTCATAAATGTATCATAGTCTGCCATTACGCTACCTCCTTTTTCTTCTCTCTACCAAATTTATCAACTTCGTTTCTAGTGAAACCCATATCTGCAACATAGTATCTCAAACCTTCAACTTCTACATAATCACCTACCGAAGTAGAACGAAAATCTTTATTTAAACCGCCATCACGACCCCAACCATTTTCCGTTAGGTTTTGCGAAGCAGAATAAACTGCCTCAGCGGCTCTCTTATGGCCATACTTTGTTGGGTCAAATTTCCAAGTAGCAACATATTCTGGTTTATCTTCAAAAGCGGCGTGGTATAAATCAACTTTCATCATTTTTTTCATATTTTTTCCTTTCATAGTTTATCTACAAACCAGGATAAAGGAACCACGGAGAATGTCAAGCATTATTTTTTTTTTAAATTATTGATTTTAAAGGGTTTTAAAAAAAAGTTTGACTTTTTTTAGTCTGGATATCCATCATCTTCTTGTAATTGTACAATTTTTGAACAATTTTCTTGCGATTGCAAATCATTCTCATTTAGAGTATTAGGGTCTAGACCTTCTCTTTCTATATCATCTTCAACACATTCCTCACCAAACTGACATTCTAATACATGACAAGGTTCTTCAAAAGGATTTTTTGCTTTATGCCATTGTTCTGGTAAAATAGTAAAGGCACCTTCGTGAGCTGTCCAAACTTCATCATTAACTACACATTGACCTTTCATAATATACCACATTTCACTTCTTTTAAAATGTTTTTGATTAGATAATTCTTTACCAGGTTCTATAACTAATTCTTTTACTTTTATCTCCTTTCCTATTTGATGTATAACTCTATAATATCCCCAATTTCTTTGAGTTTTTGCATTACGATATTCTTCTAAAATCCACCTTGATGAATTTTTTTTGTTTTCACCACCAACACCAAACTCAAATGATACCCATTTATCATCTTTGTATCTGACCTGTTCTGGTATATTTTCAGCTGTTCTATCACCACCATTACAGAAGATTAATTTTTTATGAAACTTGCCACCAAAAGGGTCTTTATATAATTCTTTTACTTTTTCTATGGCGCCACAAGCTGTATTATCTTCATCATCAAATGTTATAACTTTATCTACACAATACAACTCAGATAAAATCGCCACTCTTTCCTCTATCGGCATAAATGGTTGACCTTTTTTTCTTATTAACCATTCATCTGAATTTACACCTACAATTAATTTATCTGCTAATTGAGAGGCTGATTTTAAATACTGAATATGACCTGAATGTAAAGGGTCAAATCCGCCTGTTACTAATGCAATGCTATTTACTTTAACATCAGCTCTATTGTCATTTACTTTTGTCATTGTAAAACCACTCTTTAAATTTTTTATCTGTTAACCATAATTTTTTAACTTTCATAGGCACAATACTCATATGAATAAATGATTTAATTATCTCATAGTCTTTTCTTTTAATCATTATCTGCCTACTGATTTTAAGTATTTTGCCTTTGTGTCTTCCCAATCCATAAAAATGATATCATCATAAAAATGAGATTCTCTAGAAAACATATTTCTATCTAGTAAAGATTTTACTCTTTTACCAGCGTGTTTCTTTTTCCATACATCAACAAGGGCTTCTGTTGATGAATCAAATCTTTTAATTAATTTATCTTCTTTTATTTCACCTCTTAGGTATTCATATGTATTCTCATACAATCTTGTAAAGTATATACCTCTACAATGTGCCGTCTTAATATATTCTTTAGGCACATTTAATCTAGAATATGTAAACATATAAGACCTATTTTTGTGGTCTCTTTTTAATGGTTGACCATTTGGTCTTGTAGCTTCGTACCATTCCCAATATTTTCTTGTGTGATTTTTTTTCAACCATTGTTTAATCTTTAGTTTACTGTGTGCATTAGGTTCAAACGATACTGAACCCTCAGTAAATCCCATTCTTTTCCAATATTTCAAACCATCATATTGACTTAATCCGTGTGCCTTGTCTTTACCATATAATGATGTTGTGGTAACACCAACTAACTTATCACCATATTTTTCTTCCCATAATCTTTGCACATCATCTGATAAACATAGATATGCTAATAATTTACCACCTGTATAACTAAAACCTAATGGTTGTGTTGGTACTATTGATGAACCTATTGCTGTATGATTGACCATGCCATCAAATGTTTTTGCATTTCTTTCCCAACCTATCGCTTTATCTCTAGGTCCTAAATCCATAAAATCGCCAGATATACAAATGACACCTAGATATTTGCCTGTTATATTATCTTTTACTATAAAGAATAATTGGCGACCTATGTTTGAATTGTTTTTCATTGTAGATAAAAAGGTTCTTAGTGTATTCCATTTTTCAGATAAATCACCACGCCTCATTTTACCATTAAATCTTTTTTCTGAATCATCTGTAAACTCTAGTACAGGTTCTAATTTTTCAAAGTCTTCTGGTGATTCTGGAATCCATATATTATTTTTTACATCAATAACTTCTTTTGCTTGTTCTGGTTTTTCTAATACAGATTCTTCATCACCAAAGACTGTATTAGTTTTTATTGTAGGATATTTTCTATGAACTTCACACCACTTTTGATATAGTGTGTATTCTTGAACGGTCATTTTAGAAACAAAGGCTAAATCTTCTTCAATGAGTTTTTTTAACTCATCTTCATCAACATCTTCAACTTCATTGATGTCATTTTCAGCTTGCCATTTGTCCCATTGTTTTTCAACAAAAGCTGGGTCTTGTTTTTGGTGTATATCAATGTCTGTCATAATCTAAAAATATAATTTAAATACTATCAATGCAACTAAAAATAATATAATCAACTCAACTATACTAACTTCTGGTCTTAAATACTTTGTTCTAATATGCAACCACTTTGTAAATGAAGCATACCATCTAGGTTTATAATGCATAACCACAACAAATGTTAGTATGCAAATTAAAACTATGTTAAGAGTTAGCATTTATTTGTTCTTGCTGTTTCCTATAAATTTTCATTTGCTTTTCTGCTTTTTTGTAGGCTCTCTCTAATTTTAAATCACTAGCGTGTTCTGTAAAGTGTCTACCTAATGTATGGTCAAATTCGTGCTGGAATATTCTACTCATCATTCCGTCTAAATGACCTTCTTGTAAATCTCCATTTTCATCTTCATACTTTACCACAACCTTTCTAGGTCTTTTTAAAGATAACCACAAGAAAGGGTATGTAAGACAACCTTCGGTCATCATTACAGTTTCCTCACTTGAACTTACTATTATAGGATTAAAACAATGTAATGTCAAGCCTGATTCAATCTGTAAATGTCCACCGATAACGAAGTAATTAAAGGGTAATCCTACTTGATTACAAGTTAATCCTATTCCACCATACTTTTTCATGGTGTTAAACATAGATTTTGACAACTCTTTTCTGTCTTTGATATTATGTTCTTTTAACATATCATCAGAAAAAGGAGCTATAGCCGATTTTACTCTAGGGTCGCTAGGGTGTACTAAATCATATAGTTTTATATCTTCTTTTTTTTCGGTCATAACTGCTCTTCTAAAAATTTAATTCTGTGTTTTAGGCCATCTATTGTAGTGTACATCCAACCACACGCTTGTGGTTTTATTTGACCCTCAAACCATTTTATAGTTTTTTCTAATATATCTATTTCGTTTAATATTTCCCAATCTTTTTGTGTCATACTGCCTCCAATTGTGTGAAGTTATGTTCTTTTTGAAACTTAACTATGTTTGTAAACTTATCAAATAGTATATCACCTTTGTGTGATATAATAAAGATATTTTCTTTAGGCATTGTTCTTACTATTTTGAAAAAGTCTTCTGTCCCTTGACCATCTAAACTGCTATCAAATATTTCATCTAATATTAATAGATTGGTATTTGTGCTGTTTTTTAGTTTTGCAATAGAACGCCAGGTAAATAATAGTGCAAGGTCTATTCTCATTTTCTCACCTTCACTAAAACTATTGTAAATAAACTTATCTCTGTTTCTACTTTTAACTGTTTCGTTAAATTCTTCATCTAATATAAATGATATAAAAAAGTCCATATCTTGTAGATACTTATTGATTAACTGATTCATAATAGGTAGGTATTTCTTAATAATATTAGCCCTTGCACCTCTATCAGATAATATCTCTCTAACCACATCAACATATTTCTTTTCTTCTTCTACCTTTTCTAAATTCATTTCTTCTAATTCTAAATCTGCTCTTAATTTTTCTAGTTTAGTTTCTAGGTCTTCTATATTATCTTCACCTGATGATACTAACTCATTTGATAATTCATCTGAGTATTTTTTAATACTTTCTAGTGATGTATTAATTTTAGCAACCTCTACATTTAAATCTTGTATCTTTTTAGACACGGCGTCCATATCTGATAGTTCTGTTTCTACATTAACTATCTCAGACATTAATTCTTGTAGACCATTTTCTAATTTTGTTATTGTAGCTTCTTCTTCTTTTACTTTTGCACTTTTTAATTCTGTTGGTATATTCTGTGTGCATACAGGACAATTATCATTTTCTTCAAAAAAGTTTAATGTCTTTTTATGATTAGATAAATTGCTT